CTTCTTGAATTCCTCGTCGTGGAACATGGAGTCGGGCAGATCGCCGGCCATCTGTGCGACCTTGCCGGCCAGTCGTTCGCCCTTGCCCTTGGCGGACGCGGCGGCCTTTTTCAACTCGCCAACGCGGGCCGCGTCGTCCTCTTTGGCCTTCCTTGCCTTGATCTTCTCGTGCAGCCCGGCCGCGTGCCGGTCGGCCGCGTCGAGGTGCTGTTGCTTCGCCTCTGCCGGGTGCGATATTCGCTCGCCGTTGACGTATTCGTACTTGCGGCCCAGCCGATCCGTGATCGTCCCCGTATAACCGCCCGCAGCCTCGCCGGCTTCCAGCAACCACTCGGGCGAGTCCATGCCGGCGGGGGAGGTGTCAGCGCTGACACCTCCCCCGTTGTCCGTTGGCTGCTGGCCGAACAATCCGCCTCCCTGGTCGCCGCCCAGCTTGGATTGTGACCCCGCCCCCTGGCGTTGCTCCTGTTCGATGTCCAACCCTTCCCACTTTGCCCACGTTGGCTTGCTCAGGATGCCGGCGTCCGCGAGCGTCTTGGCCCGGTTCGTCTCGCTGGCCTTGTCCCTGGCAACGATGGTCGGCCCCTCGGCCTGAATATTGATGCGGTAGAGGACCTGGCGGGGCAACTTGCCGTTGTCTACCGCGATCTTGATGACCCGCCACATGACGCCGCAGTGGTGGGCCTCGGGTGAGTAGCCGCCGTCGCCGAAGCGGCGGGCGTAGAACGCCTGAAGCCGCTCGAAGTTCTTTGTGCTCGGGGCCTCGCTGACGAGCGTGCTGGCGTAATTGGCGTTGCTGGCGTCGGCCGTCAGCATGTACTCGGGGAACACCAGCCGGGAGGCGATGGCCCGCAACTCGGCTTGCAACAACTCCACGAACGATGACGCGGCGACGGCGTGGGACGGGAATTCGTACTCGGTGTTCTCCGGGGCGTCGATGATGCCGCCCGGCTTCAGGAATTGCAGGTAGTTCGTCTGCCCGGTCGCCACGTTGGTATGACCTGGCGTTGCCTGGGCCTGCTGGAAGGCTTGCACGGCCGCCCCGCTGAACTTCTTGTGTTTCCGCAGCACGGCGAAGGACGCCTGAACCGCGGCCAGGGTGCTCATGTTGCGGAGTATGGCGTCAGCCCGTTCCAGGTTCGTCCGTACCGGGTACAGGGTCGGCAGGCCGCGTTTGGCGTTGCGGTCAGTGTTCAACTTGATGTGTACGATCTCGTCGGCGTCCACCGCAACCGGCACCATCGACTGGTCCGGGTTTTCGATGACCTGATACGAGATGATCGTTTCAACGTCGTCGGGCTCGGTGTCGATGCCGAACGATCGCGCCGCAAGGCCGTCCATCGACGGCGGCCGGACATGCTCCGGCTCCACGATCCGCACAACCGTCTTGCCGTCCCCGATGTGGAACAGGCGGAAGAAAACCTCCCCGTCTCGGTCGCATCGCCACACGGCCTCTTGCTCACACTCGCCCCAGCCGTTCCGCTCGATGAAGTCGTCTATGACCTTCTGCACGGCCAAGGCCAGCGGGTCGGTTTCCCGTCCGGTCGGGTTTTCTTGCGCAGGAAAATCGCCGTCGCCGGGAAATAGCTCGTCGCCCTCGTTGTCTGTATCAGACGGATTGTCTTTGATAGTTGCTTTATACTGGAAACCCTTGCCGACGATGTAGCTCTGGCGGTTGGTCAGGGCGTTAATGGCGAATTCGTTTTCGGCCAGCAGTTTGCGAGAGATGTCCCGAATCCACTTCAGGCCGAACCACGTCAGGTAGTACGGGAGTTGCTCGCCCCGCTTCCGGTTGTCGATGTTGCCGGGGATCGCCTCCGGCCCCACGGGTTGCCAGAAACTCGGGTCGTCAATGAGCGGTTCCGCGGGGTTGACCCAATTGTTCAGCCAGTCGGCGGCGGATTCGACCAGCTTGGTTTCAAAGCCGATCTTCTTCCGCTCCAGATCCTCGCGGAGCTTGTCCAGACTCTTTCGCTTGGGCATGAGATGTGGCCCGGTGGGGGAGGTGTCAGCGCTGACAGGTGGGGGTCAAATGGGAGCGGGCGAGTTGCCGCCGTCCGCCCGGCGGTTCGGCGGGTCGTTGGTGGCCAGCATCGCCCCGAGGCGGATTCGCTCGCCATAAAAAAATCCGGCGTTGCCCAGCTTGCACTCGGGCCGGCACTCGGGCCAGCCGCCGCAGCACGGACAAGTCAAGATGTTCGCTCCGGGGTGTTTGGCCCGGCGGTTATCGCCGTGTCCGTTCAGTCGGTTCGTCATGGCACCATGATTCGCCCGGCGATCCGCTCAGGCATTGTGTGAATGTTGGCGTAGGCCAGCATCGCCGCGTCGGCGTTGTCCGGAGACCGGCCAAGCCTGGCCTTCGTCCGCTCCTTGGGCTCCACACATCGCCGGCCGCGGGCGTCCACGACATAGACCGGCGACTGAAGCTCCACCCGCAAATCGTCGCGGGCCTGTTGCGGCAGGCGGGCGAAACTGACGTTGCCGGCCGCCGCCTGTTCCGCCAGGCCGAACCAGAGAGCGGAGCGGAGATTCGGGTACTCCTCGTTGAACCAGTCGAGTACCCAGGCGGTGTTGCACGGGGTCACGTTCCATCCGTCGCGGGCAAGCTGGTCCGTCACCCCGCCGCCCACCCCGCAATCGTCCACGGCGATGGGAACGTCTTGCCCCCGCTTGCCGTACTTCTCCGCCCACTCCATCGCCACGGCCTTGCAGCGGTCGGCAACCGTCGTCGTCGGCCATCCGTTGCCGCACTCGTGGTGTAAGGACACCCCGCCCTTGCGGACGTGAATAGCGGTCGAGTCGTCGCCGAACCGGGCCACGTCGCACCCGACCTGTAGCGGCCCGGAGTCGGGCAGGCTTCGCAAGGTTTGGTCCCAGGCGAAATCGGACCAGACGGCGTTGACGGTCAGCGTGGGCCAGCGGCCCAGCACCTTGCCCTCGAACAGCGGGCCGGGGCGATACCAGCGGGGGTCAACGCCACGCTCAAGGCAGAAGTCTTCTGGCGGCCATTGAACGTCGGCCGGCCGCCGGTCGTCGGCAAGAATCGGCGTGCACCACTTGTGTAGCTTGTCCTCAAGCCAGGAAAGGTCAATCGCTTTCGGGTACGGCTTCGGCTGCCCCCTCAGCTGCGCCCCGATGTTCGGGTGATCGAGTGCCGAAATGGTGATGACGTGCCACCCGCCAGCCCTCTCCCGCTGTCGGGCCGGGCAACTCGGGTCGGTCGGGTTGAGGATGACGAGGATTTTGTTCCCCCCACCGCTGCTCAACATGCCCTCCGCACCCTGCCATATCTCCTCCGCAACGCCCGTCGCCTCTTCAATCAGGATGAACAGGTTTTCCTCATGCGACCCCTGGAAGCTGTTGGCGTCCGTCGCCGTGTAACCGGCCGCGTAGTGGGCCGGGTTAAAGCGGCCATCTGCATACTTCCCCACGATCCGCGGGGCACGCGGCAGCATGTCCCGGCCGCGGCGTTGCAGGCGAACCTCTTTCCAGGTCAGGTCATAGACCTGTCTGGCGGTCGGCGCCGTGGTGAGCGTGATGCCGGGGTCGAAACAATCGTGGTGATGGCTGACCAGCCCGCCGGCCAGGTGCGTCTTGCCGACGCCGTGCGACGCCTTCACAAATACCTTGTCGTGCTCGACGTAGGCTCGGGCGACTTCCTGCTGTTTCTCCCACCAGCAGACGCCAAGGTGTTCGCGGGCGTACAACACCGGGTCATCCGCCCAGGCCGCTTTTGAGTTGTCGGCCCCGCCGGGGGGAGGTGTCAGCGCTGACACCCTCTGCCGTAGTCCCTCAAGCTGTTTCCACAGTGACGCCAGCACGCTTCGCCTCGGCCTCCTCGAGCAACTTCCCTAGGGCGTCCAGCTCCCGCTTCAGGTCCGCGGCCGGGTCGGGGAACAGCCCTTGCAGCTTGGCCAGGCTGTCGAGGACGGCGAGGGCGGATCTGAAGTCGCCCGCGTTGACCGTCCGGGCGTACAACGCCCGCCGTTTGACGATATGGTCCCGGATCATCTTCGGGCGGGATGCGAAAAGCGAGCTCTTTACAAGTCGGTCGCCACGCTGGAGATAGCGATATAATTGGCTGTCGCTCAGCGGTTTTCCGCCGTCGGGGATTGCCCACGGGGCGGCGCCGGCCGCCTCTTTCTCTCGCACGAATTGGCGAACGTCCCAAAACTCGGCCCCGTCAAGGCGGATGCGAAGGAGCTCTTCGACCCTCGCGTCAATCGTCGCCCTGTCTGCCTGCCTCATGTTTCGTCACCAGCTCGGCTATCCAGGCCGCGTGCCAGTCGTGTAACGCGGCGTCGTTGATGAGTGCAAATTGCTCCCGCCCGCTCCCGTTCCCGCACAGGTTGGCGGACCCCTCGATACATAGCCTCGCCCCCGATGAGAATGCCAGCGTGGCAACCTTGGCGTGCGAGTGACAGCAGGCGGCCCGCTGGCCCCTCTTGCGGAACTCTTCCAGCGTATGCTCCCACAGGCTTCCCTTGTGGGCACGGAAGAAGATCGAGGACAGCAGGGCCAGGGACACTACTTGCTTGCCGTCCAGCCAGCGGAGCATCGCGGCCAGGTTCCGCTCGTTGTACCCGAGCGTGGCAATGCTCATGCGGTCGCACGGCCCGAGTCGTTCTAGCAGGCAGTTGAGAACGTCGGACAGGTCCAGGCGGGCCGTACAGATGGCGTGCAAGGACTCGCCGGGACCGGGCAGGAGTGCGAGGGCGTCGGCCGCCTCCTTGATGCCGGCGGCACGGCGGGCCTTGGCCCTGAACGTCATCGGCCGCGGCAAGCCATCCGCCTCGTCGCCCTCGGGCTTCGCGGCGACCCCGAACGCAATCCGGTTGGGGCGGAATACGGCCATCGTCGCGGCTTACCTCTTGCCGAAGCTAATGGACCCGGCCCGAAGTGCCTTGCTGAAGTTGGCGGCCTTCTTGCCGCCCGACGACTTCTTGCGGCCCGACTTGACGTTGGCGCCGAAGTTGAACGAAGTGGCGTCAAACTTGACCTTCTTGGCCATGATACAACCCTCCCGGCGTGCAATACGTCCTATTTCGTTGTACGCCGGGAGGGTTGCGGGCTGCTACGCCGGCCGGTCAATGGCCGGGGGGAGGTGTCAGCGCTGACAGGTGGTCAGGCGGCCTTGCTGTTGGACTCGGCCCGGTCGGCGGCGTTGACAATCTGGTCGCCCGTCCGCTGGTGGAACTCGCCGAGCTGGCGGATCGAACGGCGGACGGAGCGGAGTCGCCGCTCGTAGTATTCCTTTTGCTGTTCCAGCAGGTCGTTGGCCATTTCGACAAGGCCGAGGTTGCGGCCGTCGCTGGCGTGGTCGGCCGCCCCCGCGTTGCGGAGGAAGTGGTAGCAGTCGGCCGCTTGCTGGGCCGCGTGTTGCGGCCACTCTCGCGGGGGCTCGGCCGCGAACGCCTTGATCGGCCCCAGGTCGCGGGGCCAGTAGAACACGCGGCAGCGGGGGTAGGCGTGCGTCACCTCGGCCTTGGCACCCTCGCTGAAGTCCCAGACGGGCAGCATGACGACGGCGTCGCAGCGCTCGACCATCACGAGGTCGCCGGCGATAAAGTCGTCAGCCGGAACGATGCCGTCCATGTAGGCCGTGTTGCTGTGGGGGCAGATGACGGCGTAGCCGAT